TGGGGCGCGACCAACGCGAAAGAGGCTCTCGCCTATGCCCGCTCGCTCTCCGTCACGAAAAGCGGCGGCAATTATATGGTCGAGGTCATCAATCCGGTCGAATATGCCTCGTACGTGGAATTCGGTCACCGGACCGTAAACGGCGGCTGGGTAGAAGGTCAATACATGCTGACTATCTCGGAGGAGAAGCTGAAAAAAGTCGCTCCGGCCGTGCTTGAGAAAATGCTTTACCAAAAGCTGAAGGAGGTGTGTGATGGCCAAGATTAGTACGAATATCATCCGCGACGGTATCACGCTCGCGCTACGGGCGGAATATCCCGAGGCTCATATCGAGGCGG